CTTCACCGCGTACAAGGAAATGATCGACGCTGGAGTTCCCCGCGAACTTGCACGGGGAGTCCTGCCTATGAACACCTACACGCATTTCTTCTGCACAGTGGACTTGCACAACCTGATGAAGTTCTGCAAGTTGCGCCTGCACGCTCACGCCCAGCACGAGATTCAGGTCTACGCCCAAGCCATGCTTGACCTCGCCAAGCAGGTTGCCCCTATCACCATTGCAGCCGTAGAACGGCACTGGATCGCATGATGAATCCCACCCTTGCCCAAGACATCGAGAAGTGCAAGCTCTCGTTCCCGATGGCCGCCCAACCAAAGATCGACGGTGTGCGAGCTTGCTACATTGAGTCCTTCACCGGCCGGTCGCTCAAGCCCTTCAAAAACAAGGCGGTCATGGAAGTCTTCTCTGACCCCAAGTACCAACACTTCGATGGAGAGATGGCCTGGGGCTCCATCAACTCAACCTCGCTGTGCCGAGATACGACTTCAGTGCTCAACACTGTGAACGGCTCGGCAGATGACGTGGTGTGGCATGTGTTCGACATCACCGACAAGTCTGATTGGCCGTACGAAAAACGGTACGACACTCTGCGGTCTCGGGTAGCGGCACTGAACGATCCACGAGTTGTGGCTGTACCTTCGCAAGTGGTGTGGAACCAGGAGGAGATCGACGCATTGGATGCCTCATGGGTGGCATCCGGTATGGAAGGCACCATCCTGCGCAACCCGCTGGCCCCGTACAAGTCTGGTCGGTCTGGCACATCCTGCGGCAGCTTGATTCGCGTCAAGCAGTTCGCAGATGCCGAGGCCACCGTGGTGCGCGTCGTGCAAGCGATGGAAAACCGCAACGAAGCCAAGATCAACGAACTTGGCCACACCGAGCGGTCCTCGCACCAGGAAAACATGGTGCCCAAGGACATGGTGGGGGCTCTGGAGTGTGTCACAGCAAGCGGGCAGGCCATCACGGTCGGCCCCGGCAAGATGACGCACGACGAGCGCCGACACTTCTGGGCCAACCAAGACTTGCTGGTGGGCAAGCTCATCAAGTTCAAGTCGATGGTCAGCGGGGTCAAGGACAAGCCTCGCTTCCCGACATTTTTGTCACTTCGCATGGAGGAAGACACGTGACCTTCGCAAACCGTGGCAAGGCGGCGGAAGCCGCCGTCAAGAAGTACCTGAAGTCCATCGACGCGGTGGACACCATCCACTACCGCTACCCGGACTTCCGGGCTGGGTTCAAGTCCCCCGCACCGTGCGACTTCATGGTGCTGCGTCAAGGCAAGCTGACCTTGCTGGAAGTCAAGTCTGTGGAGCATGCGTACCGCTTGCCCCACAAAAATATGTCCCCTGACCAAGTGGCCCGCATGAGGATGTGGGCTTGTGCTGGGGCTGAGTCGTGGGTTCTGGTCCAGTTCACCACCGGGTGGAGGGCCGAATCCGTTGAGCATTTTCTGGTGCGCGATGGTGGCAGTTGGGACATGAGCCTGATTGAGCCGCGCCCGCTGGTTGCAGTGATGAAGGAGATCCTGTGCTGACCGTTTTCAACGACCTACACCTCGGAGCAATTCGCAGCTCCGGCACCACCGCGCAGTCGGCCATCGCCCTGCGCAGCTACGGCATCGACAGCTACATTGACCTGCTGCAAGGCGTCAACAATGACGTGATGCTGCTGGGCGACTGGCTCGATACCTACAACATCCCCATGAGCGATGTGCTGAAGGTGTACTGGGCCACGGCCGAGTGGCTGGCCAAGGGCTACCACCTGTACGCAGTCAACGGCAACCACGACTTGTCCAAGTCCTCCGAAAACTTGTCCTCCATGGAGTTCTTGTGCAAGCTGCTCGGTGCCCACTACCCATACACCTTCCACCACGTGGCCGCCCCTACGATGACGCCTCACGGCTACGTCATCCCGCACCTGACCAACCAGCAAGAGTTTGATGACGCCCTGGCTGGCGTCCCTGCATGCGATGTGGTGTACACCCACTGCAACATCTCCAACGAGTTCGCCAAGCAGGCCGACCATTCGCTGAACATGACGATCGGGCAGCTCAATAAGCTGCCCTGCAAGCATGTGGTGAATGCCCACGAGCACCAGACCCGCAGGATTGGCAAGTGTTGGATTCCTGGCAACCAAATCCCGACCAGCGTATCCGACTGCCTCGGCAGCAAGGCCAAGTCCTTCATCCAAGTCGATGGCGGCGAGCCCCGCTTGGTGCAGATCAACTCGATCGCGCACTGGTACGCTGAAATTGACTGGCGCAGCCCGGTTCCCACGCAAGCCCAGTTCGTGCGCATGGTGGGCACAGCGACTGCCGATGAAGCAGTGCTGGTGGCCACAGCGGTCGCGGACTACCGCCGCTCCTCCCAAGCCTTCGTCGTGGCCAACGCTGTCGTGATCGACTCGGTGGATGGCGCGGACGTTGCCCAATCGCTTGAGCAGGTCGAAGCCTTCGACGTGATGGGGGCGCTGCGCGAGATTTTGTCCCCTGAAGACATGAAAACCCTGGAGAGCCTGAAGTAAATGTTCACCTCACTCAAACTCACCAACTTCCGCAAACACACTGACCGCGAGATCAACTTCCTGTCGGACTTCAACGTGTTGCGTGGAAACAACGAACACGGCAAGACCACCGTGTCCGAAGCCATCGCCTATGCCATGTTTGGGGTCTCGTCCCTGCGCACCTCGCTGGACGAGACGGTCACGTACGGCAAGCCTGTCAGCTCCTTGCGTGTCGAGCTTGTGGTGTCCATCGACGGTGTGGACTACCATGTGTCCCGGGGCAAGAGCGGCGCGGAGATCCGCTACGGTGACCAGCACGTGACTGGCCAGACGGAGACCAAGGCGTTCATGGAACGCTTGCTGGGCACGTCCTCGCAGATGGCAGGCAAGCTGCTGTTCGCCAACCAGACGGAAATCCGAGGAATCCTGGCGCAAGGCCCGGCCGCTGCCAGCTCCCTGATCGAGACCTTGGCCAATCTCCAAGTTCTGGAGACCCTTGTGGAGAAGATCCAGGACCAGCTTCCCTGTGGCAATACCTCGATCTTGTCAGGCCAGCTGTCCGACCTGCGGGCCAAGGCGGGTGCCCCAGCACCGGCCGCGCCCTCACGGGAACTTGCTGACGCTGCGGAGCAGCACGTCTCTACCGTGGCCGACCGTTTGTCCCGCATGGAGGCAAACTTGTCCAGCCTGAAGGGCTCGTGGGTACAGGCAACGGAGGATCTGCAAGAGGCTCGCCAAGCACTGTTGAACAACGAGCGAGTGGCCAAGCGTCGCGCAGTGCTGGAGCAAGTCAGCCACCCAGGTGACGCTACAGTCTCGCAAGAGACACTTGACAACTTGATTCGTCAAGTCGCACAGGAGACCACCACCCGGGAACTTTACGACGCCAGCCAGATCGTGTTTCCCGACTGCCCTCGCTTCGATGGCACGGTGGCCGAGTTCGAGGCTGCCAAGCAGACGGCCGACTGGGACAATATCGCTGCTCAGGAAGCCCTACGGAACATCATGGTGTCTGAGGCTCAAGCCGAGGCCAAGATGATTTCTGACGACGTGTGCCCCCTGTGCAAGCAGGACCTGTCCATGGTGCCGGAAGTGGCCGCCAGCAACCTCAAGATCACCGAGGAGCTGGCCCAGCTTGAGCAGATGCGGGAGATTGCTACAAAGCAGCTTACCGCCGCCCGCTTGCTGTGCGCGACCTACGCGGACATGGAAGCGGACGACCGCCGCATCCGCCGCTTGATGACGCCACACTGGAAGGCTGGTGACACCATGCCAGTGACGCCACAGTGGGTGCACGGCGTGATTGAGAAGCCGGGCAACACCAAGTCGGCTCTGGCCGATGCCCGTCTGGCAGTGCGCGGCCACCAAGAGGCCATGGCCAAGTGGGATGCCGCCCAGGCGGAACTGGCGTCCCTGAAGGACGTGTCGGTGATCGACACCGCCAAGGCGGAGGTTGCCATTGGTGCCTACGAGGAGGCCAAACGTATTGTTGAACAAGAGCGTGGAACACTGGCCGATGCCAAAGTCCACGCGGCAAAGGAAACCGCAGCCTTTTCCATTGCCAAGGCGGCGTATGACCGCCAAGTGTTGGACCGCGCCAGCTTGGCCGAGCAGATCGAGAAGACGAAAACCATGATCGAGACCATGACTCACCACAATGAGCTGGTAAAGAAGCTGCGTGCAGCCCGTCCGGTCATCGCCAACAAACTCTGGACGACCGTGCTCGGCACTGTGGGCCACTACTTCTCACAAGTCCGTGGAACCCGCAGCATGGTGACCCGGGACAGCGACGGCTTCAAGGTCGATGGCCAAGGGGTAGGCGGCTTGTCCGGCTCCACTTTGGACGCCCTCGGGCTGGCCCTGCGCCTTGCCTTGGTAAAGACGTTCGTACCCACTGCCAGCTTCTTGGCCTTGGACGAACCAGCAGCCGCGTGTGACAGCACACGAGAGCTGGCCATGCTCGGCACCATCGCTGGTGCTGGATTCGAGCAAGTCCTGCTGGTCACGCACAGCGATCTGGCCGACAGCTTTGCAACTCAAGTCATCCAACTTTAAGGAGCCACTATGAAACGTACTGTGAAACAACCCGAAGGCCGCAAGCTCGATACTGGAAAGCTGCGATGGTCGCTGCTGCCACTGGGCACTGTGGCCTCGATCATCGACGTGCTGGAGTTCGGCGCCCAGAAATACGACGTGGACAACTGGAAGAAGGTACCCGATGGCAAGCGTAGATACTACGACGCGCTCATGCGCCACATGGACGCTTGGATTGGCGGCGAGAAGCTGGACCCCGAGTCCGGCCGCAGCCACCTTGCCCACGCCGGGTGCTGCATCCTGTTCCTGCTGTTCCTGGACCGCTGATGCGACGTCGGGTACAGAAAGTCAATCCTCTGGTGCACAAGGTTGCGCTCAACAACCTGCGCCAGAAGGTGGTGGACATGCGAATCCAGCTGCTGATGCTGGATGACGGAGAGTCCTGCGCGACCCATGTGCTGCTGCTCAACCAGCAGATCACGGTCCTGTCCCTGGCCCTGGAGGCCCGACAGATGCAGGACTCCGAGCCGTACCAAGCCTTGGCGGCCGCGCACGGTGTATTCCGGGCGTGCGCCGAGGGCGGGTTCAAGTGGAACAAGTCGGACGCGATGGTCGTCGATCAGGCGCTCGGTGTGTTTCTGGAATGGACAGGCAAGCTGCCGGTGGCCGAACTTGTAGAGGCTACCCGAAAAATGCTTGCCGCATCAACGTAGCCTCGGCCTGCCGCCTGCGTTGCAGGCCCTTGTACACGACCCCACCGGCCGTGTCCGGCTTCGTAATCAAGTCGCAGGCATCGGCCAGCCGTCCCTCGTTCAAGGCGCGACGCAAGCGGCTGGCCTTGAACGCGCCCAACCCGCAGTTGTAGGACCAGCTGGTGCAAGCTGCGTGAGCAAGTGGGTGCTCCAACAGCATGGGCGCAAGACTTGCCACCCTCAAGCCATACGCCTGTGTGGCGGCCACCAGTTCAGCGTACGCGTCTTGCTTGGATATGGGTTTGGTGCCCTTGCTGATTCCTGTCGTCATGCCGTAGCCTCTGGTCCAGACGGGCGGCTTGGCCAAGGTGTCCAAGTAGGGGTACACCTTGTCACCGCGCAAGACCTGGCACCCTTCAAAGGGCGCGATCAGGGCAGTGGCCGTTTCGTACCAGGTGACCACTTACTTCTTCCGCAGCCCACGGTCCATGAACCAGTAGCCGATGATGCTTCCCACGATACCACGGTCGAAGTCACCATAGATGGCCACGAAGGCAGTGGCCCAAGTCATGTTGGCCATCATGGCCAAGTAGAACAGCGCACACTTGTGCACCGTGTACATGATGATGCAGTGGTAGAACGTGAGCAGGGGCCGCATCGCTGCGGAGAACTTGGCCACCCAACCGCCCGCAGCGCGAGCTTCCGCTGTCTGGCTGGCCACGGCCACCTTCAAGGCATCCCACTCGGATGCGGATTCAGCCGCTTGAGCGTCCGCCCGGCGCATCTCGGCGTCATGGGCAAGCCGCTTGTCCTGGAGCTCGACTTGCACCATCGTCATGCGGTGCTCGTGGTCTCGCTCCTTGTCTTTGTCCTTCAGGTCCATCCAGTGCTGAACAAGACGGCTTGCGCCGCCGAATACCAATCCCAGAATTTCAAGCATCATTCGCCTTTCGCCCGTATTTTCCGGGTAGTTTCAGCGGTGTACCCGGCCACCAGCCAAATGAAGATCTGCACCTTGTCGGCCGCGTAGTCGGTGCGCCAGAACTCGTAGGCCAAGCCCAAGGCGAAGATTGCCATACCGGCGAAGCACAGACGCTGAATGTTGGTGTCCTCAAACCGATGAGACCAGACGGCGAGGAAGCTGCACGCCGAGATCAGTACCAAGGCGCAGCAAGTGGTGGTAAGCATCAGGTCCATGGTCGTTCACTTCTTCGGGAGGAACCCACGAATCATACTCTCTAAGTCCATCATGCGCACGGTGTCGTACACCTTTGAGCAGACGGCCATGCCGAAAAAGCCAACGAACAGCGAGGTCAACTCCAGTGGCAAGCCACTGCGTGTGGCCATCCACTGAGCACCATAGTATGACAAGGCGCAACCGCCCAGGAACATGGTGATCTTCTCGGGCATAGTGCCCTTCATGAAGGTGAAGGACAAGCAAGCCCCGATGAATCCCGCTGCCTTGGAGGCGAATACGTCGAGGTCAGGTATGGAAGAATGAGGCATGGTGATGGTCAGTAGTGCAACGCTCATTGTTGCATGGTTTTGGTGCCATCAAATGCCATTATGGGCTGTTGCTGCGCTGCAAAATACCTGTAGAGGTCTGCCGGTGAGGGCGGTGCATCGCCAGAGTCCCACGGTGTGTTATGCCCACTGCACACCAGCAAGTTGTTGCACAGTTCGGAGCAGATCAGACCGCCTGCGTTGGGTGTCGAACGCCCAAACAGGTGGAAAAATGGGCGCAACGCGAACATCAGGTAGTCCAGATACCCGTAAGTGCCCAACTCTGAGCTGAGAGCCGACTCCAGAGTCTCTTTGGTCACCAAGGTTGGGAACAGCGCCACCTGCGATGTGGTGTACAAGGGCCAGGGCCAGGGCCGCCTGCGCATCAGCAGGTGCATGTCATAGAACATCTGCCCTTCCATGTCCAGAAACCCACAATGGTACGCTGGCAAGCCGGTCCAGAACTTGCACAGCTTGCCCGGGGTGGAATTTGGGTTGAGGATGACGGCGAGGTAGATCATTGTGCGACAAAAATGTTCTCGAAGACTGTTCCATCTTCTACCGCCTCAATTTCGTGCCACGCATTCTCTTTCAGGACAATGGGCGTGGTGCTCTTGTCAGCGAACATCTCTAAGTTTTCTTTGCGAATGATGACCTTGCCAGCGTGGCACACCGTTGCATGCTGGAAAGTGTGTTCGTGCCTTGGCAAGCCTTCCCCAGCTTTGCAGTGGTACACGTTGTGAGTACACCCAGCATAGGTGAAGGTATGTGCTGGTATGGTGGGAATCATACTGTCTGCATTCCGGTGCTGCGTAGGGACAAGGGCAAGATTTCCTCGGACCGGGCTTCAGAGATCAAGCCGAACGTCACGAGGGCTTCCATGCCGGATGACATGCGAGGGTCGGAAAATACCACCTCTTGAGATGCCATCAACTTGTCATACCAGAGTCGAAGTGCAGGGGAAGACATTGCCGCAGTCACAATGGCAAGTTGTTCGGTATCCGTGAACTTCTCGATGAATTGCAGTGGGGTGCATTTCGGAACTGGTTGTGTCGGAACGGGATCAATGAACGGTTCTGGTGCCGGGTCGTTGATGTTGTGTCCAATGCCAATGTGATCTGGGCATTCAACTGCATTTGGCATATCACTTAGAGAATCTACGACGAATACGTCACTGACAATACCTTGTGAATCAATGATTGCGACTTTCATTTTATAGAACCTCGAATAGATAGATTTTGCCGGGGAACCCATTGTCAGTCGCGCCGTACCCGAGTGGTTTTCCGCCTCTGGAATTATTCCCCGCATATATATAACCAGGATTTGGGGGGAATGCTAGACCGGAGTTCTCCCATAGGGACACTGAACCGCTGCTACCGAGACCACCACCACCGCCATAGCTACCGTCAGCATCTCCGCCGCCAGTAGTACCGGGTGCCCATGCGTAGGATGCCGCAGACGGCCCCCACGGGGAGAAGTTTAGGGGGATGGCGCTCGATGATGTGGATGTCGCAGCACTTCCTCCAATACCACCGGTATAAGAACCGCCAGCAGCACCAGCAGAACCTGAACCACCACCACCACCACCACCACTATTGGCGTAACCACCATAGTAAGTCCCACTACCCCCGTTATACCCATTACCAGCTCTGGAGCCAGCCCCACCACCACCACCACCACCGCCAGAGCTACCGCCACTTGCGGCACCTCCAACGCCGCCTGTGGCATTGAATGTTCCACCAGAACCAACCCCACCCGCGCCGCCAGTACCATTCGCTACACCAGCTCCAGAGCCAGATACAGTTATAGAACCGAACGATGTAGTACCACCCGGTGTTGGAGCACCACTACCAACACCATAACTACCACCAGCGCCTATGCTGTATGAATATGTAGCAGAAGGTGTAGCGTAATATGCCTCTGAGTATCCTGCCCCACCAGCCCCACTAAACGTAGCATTTGCATTTTGATTACTGGCTGCACCAGTAGCACCAAATACAAACACATACAATGACTTCACATCCGATGGTTTTGTGTATAGCGTTCCAGATGTAAGGCTACGTACACGTATGCTACTACCACCAATACCAGTAAGAGCAGAACCGTCCACGGCAGGCAACTTGCCGGACGAATCCAACTGAACCACAGAGTTAGCACCTGTGCCCACGTTCAGCACCGCAGCTGTACCAAGACCAAGGTTGGACCTTGCACCCGCAGCCGTGCTGGGAACGTAACTCACGCACTGCCACCCATTGACCGTGCCCGAGGTCGTCTTCGGAGCGAAGATCGCTACATCCCCAGCCACCACGGAGATGTTGGCGCTGTTGGGCAGGAGCAAGGTGGTGGCGTTGTGGGTAAGCGTCGGTGTGCCGGAGAATCGCACGACCACAGGCCCTCGGTAGTTGGTGCCCAGGCTCGTGATCGACGCCGTGCCGGTGACAAGCAGCTTCATGCTTGCCTGTCCGCCAATGTCGATTGTGGCGGATGCCACGACGCTGACTTCGGCAGCTTGGTACGCCTCGTTGAGAACGTCCCAGATGGTGCCAAGAGAGGCTCTGGCAACGCCGTTGGTTGGGTTAGGGTAGGTGTCGCTTACACCTGTTCGTGCGGGAAGCATCGTCATTTTCAGTAGCCTTTGACAGTCAAATCCACGGTCGCGCCGGACACTGCGACGTGGGAAGAATTGTACACCTTGACCAGTCTGCTGATCTTGTCAATCTCCACGGTCTCGCCCCCAGACAAGTTGGCTTGCAGGGTGGCCTGAATGTTGACGACTTTGGTGAAATTGCTGGTCAGCGGGATGGTGGTTCCGCTCGCGCTGATGGGCAAGTCGTTCACTTGCTCCTCGATGTCCGGCGCGTCGATCACGAACGCCATGTAGGTGATCTTGGGCTGCACAGTTGAGGGTGTCAATGTGACACGGAACTGGTACACATCAGCAGTGGCGGGAATCTGGCCGGGCCAAGGTGCCCATGGTGTGGCATCCGCGTAGGTTGGGTCATTGTCCGGCCCGTAGAAGCTGCCGGAGTTGGATGAGCCGTAGAAACTGCTGGAGTCCAGTCCGAAGAAAGAGCCTGGCCCAATGATGCGGTACTCGATCGTGGTGGTGGCCGCACCCTCGGTAGTCAGCAGCAGCGTGGCGTTGCTGCCAGTCAAGATGGTCGGTGGGACATACCCAAGCGTGGTGTACACCAACTCACCCCAAGACGCAGGGTCGTAGAACGGGTAGTTGTCCCCGATAGCGGAGCCGCCGCCAGTGTCGGAGTGGTAGAAGCTGTCGTTGTCCGGCCCGTAGAAGCTGTCCAGCCCGGTTGCAACAATGTTACCACCAGAGATCGACCCACCGGTTATCGTACCGGGGTAGCCCAAGGCATCCAGGTCGAAGGTCACCAGCACGTTGGCCAGAGCAGCGTCTCCGAGGTCGGTGATGATGTACGCTGGATTGACGGACTCGTTTCCGCTGGTGTCCACCGCCTTGATGAGAAGCGTAACCGGGCCGGTCGGCAGTGTGGTCATGCTGTATGGCGTCTCGGTCAGGAAACCTGAGTGCATGGGCGTGGCACTGGCCCAGTTGACGTTGTTCCCAACATGGAACCGAACTTGGTAGCCACGCAGATCAAGCACGGACACCGGGGTCCAGGCTAGGGTAGTGCCGTAGATGGTCAGTGTTGGTACATCTGGAGGCGGGGATGACTTGCCAATGATGGTGTGAGTGAGATATGACCAGTCTCCGCTGATACCTAGGGTAGCATTGAAGACCCGGGCACGAACCGTGTACGCCTCACCGTCCTGCACACCGGAGAAGTACGTAGAGCCATTCGACATGGCCACCGTAACGGATTCCCACGTATTGGTGACCGTCTTTTTGGCTTGTATTTCGACGAAAGATGCGCCAAGGTAGCCAGTCTGCTGCCACGATACTTTCAGGCGAGACACAATGTCGCCCGACCCAAGCACCAGCAGCACATCCTCCCCAGACTCCGCAGCCAGACCTTGCACCAAAGGGATGGAGAACGGGTCTGGCAAGTCGGTGTTGGGTGTCTCATCCTCAACAACAGCGTCTGATTGGTCCCAGATGGTGGGGTCGTCCTCTTTCAAGGCCAGCTTGATGGGTTCCCCCACCTTGTACGACTTGTCCAGCACCCTGAACACCTTGTTGGTCATGCCGAACAAAGGCAAGGTCAAGGTCAGGCGGTCGCCGGGGCGCAAGCGCCAGGCCGCGTAGGAGAAGTCAGCCGTGATGGACAGAGCGTTACGCGTGTCCTCCATGTGGATGCGAGCCAAGTCGTGTACACCCTGCACGTTGTTCGTGTAGGGGTAGTCCACGTCGATTACAAGTTCTTCCCCGTCGGACGCCCGGTATTTGGCGTTGGTGTACGGGGTGTAGTCTGTAGGGACGTATTGGTTGGCCGGGCTGGAGTAACGGCCGCGAACCAAGTTGTACACGTCCACCAAACCAGGACCGGCATTGACGGCCAAGGACCCAACAACAGCATCTTGTTGTAAAGCTACAACAGGTGCGCGGTACTTGCCAGCGTAGACGCTCCAAGTGGTGGCGTCCAGAGTGCCAGCCATCGAATCTGCCATCAGCTCAAGGATCTTTTTCGGAGCCTCGCCCGCCGTCACCACACCGTTGAAGGTGTAGCGCTTGCGTGTGGGTGTGCCTACCATGTCGTCGCAGTCATTGGCAGCGGCCGAGTAGTCGCTCATGGGAATGGACACGTCCGGCACGCCGATGTACGGGCCGCGCAGGTAGTCCAGCATCACCAGAGCAGGGTTGTCGCTCCACGCCGTGACGCCTGTGCGGGGGTCGTACAGCTTCTTGCCGGAGATCAACGCCTTGACGGAGGGAACTCCGTTCTGGAACTCGGGCTGGGTCAGGTTCAGGGTGATGACCAAGTAAGCGTGCCCGGGCAAGGTGTGGTCGGCCGTCCATTTGGCTGGAAGGATGTTTTGTAGGTACGAATCCGCAGGCTCCCCCGGGGTGCCAAGGTGCTTCTGGATGTTGAGCTTGGAGTTAGACGTAGACCCACTAGAACCATTCAAGCTACCAATGTAGTTATAGCTGATGGTATAAGTATCAATAATACGATAGACGCTTGGGCTAATAGTGACTAAAGTACCTGAAATGGTAAAATCTACAGGTACTGTATATCCATCTTCGTTCCTACGTACCGATACTGAGCCCGGAACGTAATTACTTGGCAGTGTCCAAGTGTCTACTTGGTACATATTCTCAGAGATAGACTCGTTAGTACCATTGTAGTACACACCGTTGTACACCCAACCATCATTATTGAGATCACCAACGAGCTTATCAGCTATGTAGATCTCATGGTAAGCAGTGATTTCATGGGCGGCCATTTCCACCACGAGGTGCTTGAACTCGTCGTTGTCCCCGCTGCTGAAGATGGCCACCACGTTACCGCCTACCATGTCCTTACCGTAAATGGTGCGGTAGTACTGCTCCGTGGTCACATTGGTGACCGTACGGTCTTGCAGGGATGCAAGGGCTGCGGCCTGCGCGGCGGAGGCGCGGGCAGCCAAAGCAGCCTTGGCTTTCTTCTGTTGAGCATTACCGAATAGAGTCGCCCCGATCATAAAAGCGATCCGGCCGTAGGTCACACCCAGCACAGCCACAGTGGAGAAGAAGCTGGTAATCGAGGAAACTACCGCCGCTTCAACGGCGAAAGCCGAACCCGGCAGCAGGGCCAGCAGGAGCAATAGAACCGCCTTCAATTGAGGCTCCAGAACGCCGCAGCAGCAGATTGTGGGTAGAACTGGAATCCAGAAGGTATGGAAACACCAATCACGTAGGGGCCAGAGACGATACACATACCCCCAAGTGTACTGGGAAGCAAGGCCAGGTCTCCGTCTTTAGGTGACGTACGCAGCTTGGGGCCAAGTCGGGCAGACACCCCAGACTCCAGACCGCCAACGGATGAGATCACCCGCATGGCGGCTACCTTGTTGTCCCACGTGGGCAAGTCTGATAGAACGTGCCTGCCAGTGCAGTACGCTACCCACTCCGATGCGAACATCACGCAGTCGTGCACACCCCACTCGAACGGGGTGTAGAGCTTGCTCATGAGGTACTGGTCCAGCTTCATCACAACCCCGATTTCTGGAATTTCTTGGAAAGCCACAGCTGGGGGTTGGCAAGCAGATCAGCCTGATACACCATACCCAAGCTGCCTGGGCTCAGGCTCTGGTGGGTGATGTTGTTCAGGCGCAGGTTGCGCGGGCGCTGCAACCGGTCGGCCGCAGGCTTGCAACGGACCGTCACCGACCCACCGCCGTCCTTGCCCACGTCCACCACCATCTGGTCAAGGGTACCGTTCCAGCACATGACCGGCACATCGACCAGCACGCCATCTGCCAAGGGGCAGATGTACAGACGGGCGCTCTTGCCCCTGTAATCCGTAGCCGGAACCAAGGTCATGGCCAAGATTGTGGGGTCCGCTATGTTGAGCGTCAAATCAATCGGGGACGACTCCAGCTTCACCATCTCCTTGACATCGTTGATGGCGCTCAACGTACCGGCCCCGATCCACGTGTTACTGCCCCATACCAGGTTCTGGTTCCAGGTGGTGAATCTGATGGTAGCCGCCCGGAACTCCAGCTCGGCGAAGAAGGCGACACTGATGTACTGGGCGGACAGCGCATTTTGCTGCGCCGTGGTGAGCGTGAACACGTCAGATTCTCCAGTCTTCGAGCAGGTCGAGCGACGCGCCGCTCACCACCACTGTGGAGTAGTCCCACCCGACCTCTGGCTGCTGCTGCCGAAACAAGGCGGTGGGCTTGTCCCACACTACAGCGTCGTTCGTGGCCCTTGCAGTACGGTTGGCGGGGGCAAAGCTCACGGTAGCCGTTCCGGTGCCCGACAGGGTGACGTCGGAAGTGACCATCACTACTTGGCGGTCATACCCGGAGCCAAGTCCAAGATAATCCCCGGCCTTGAGGGTCGTGTTGGCCTGCCCAGCCCCTGCAGTGATGGCCATGCTGGAGACCCCCGCAGCAAGTGAGCTGGATAGGGTGGGGCTTCCGCGCATGGTCCCTATGGGGGCTGGGCGACCGACGTTGTGCAGGGCGAGATGGTTACGGTTTCCCTCAAGCTGCATCAGCAAGGCTTGGTACGGTCCAGACTCGGCACTCGTCAACTGGTCGAACGTGACAGCGACCTTCCACAGCGGGTATCCGCCGTTGATGCCCTGCACGCCGAAGATGCTTCGGTGCACCACGTCTTGGGACATGCGAGACCAGCGCATGTCACTCACTCGTAGGGTGGAAGGGAAGCTCAGAATGGTCATCGTTGCAAGGCTCCAGATTGTTCAAGTTGGTCCACCAAGCGGGCGTTGCCTGCCTGGACAGCTTGCCCGACCAGCGCCCGGATCTGGCCTTGGTCGGACCGGCTGTCAATGTTGACCACCAGATTCTGTGAGATGGTAACACCACCCATGCCGCCCAGCTTCTCAGCCGGTGTGATTACACCCGAATTTGCACCAGTCATCAGGTAGTCTCGGCCACCCATGGAGAGCAACTCGGTACCACGCTCGTTCACTTCATAGACCGAGCGCGGGTTGACTGAGCCTCCAGATGCGAAGCCAGCCAGTGCCATCACCTCTGCGGATGCTCCGGAGTCGGACGTTACACCTCCACCAAACAAACCGGAGAACAGACCGCCAATATCGCCCTTGGCCAGAGACCCGCCAAGGGAGGACATGATGCCCCCGCCGACGCCGCCAAGCAGGTTGTCCATCATGCCCTTGACGATCACAGTGAGTGGGCGCTCCAGCAAGGCTTCTTGCAGGTAGTTGCGCAGCTTCTGGCCACCTTCCTTGCCGCCCTTGAGCAAGCTGGTGGTGATCGAGCTGGTCAACGCTGCGCTGGTGTCGGCGGTGAACTGCTTGATGTCGTTTTCGCGTTGGGTCTTCATCGCATTGACCTTGGCCATCTCGGCCCCGACCTCTCGGCGCTGGATAAGAGCCTGCTTGTTGGCTTCCGCCTTGATGCGATTGTCCACCGCGTCTTCCCACGACGTGCGGTTGCTGGCTGTCTCACTTTCGGCCAGTAGATTGCTCCACATGCGCTCGTTGTTCTGCGCCTCGGTCACCACTTTGTTGTAGCCTACCAGCTCGTCAGCGTACTTCTTCAGGTACTCGATCTTGGCCTTCGCCCCAGCAGCTTCGACGTCAGTCATTCCAGCGGTGAACACCGTGGGCAGGGCATTCTCGGCAAGCTGCGCATCGTGCTTGTCCATGGCCAGCACAATCTTGTTGTACTCGCCTGTCGTGGCCTCCCGGTAACGCTTGAGGTCTTCGTAGCGGGCCAGTCGGGCACGCTCGTCTTCGGTACGGGCAGCGTCGCGCAGCGCCTTGCCCTGCGAGTTGTAGATGGCTTCCTTGGCAGCGGCCAGATCCTTGACCTTCATCTTGCCCAAGGCTTCCAGCTCTTTGGCAGTACCTTGGTTGATGGTGGCCACCTTCTCGTTGTACTCATCCTCGATGGACTTGACACTGGCAGCCACCGCCTCTGCGTGCGTGCGCAGACCGGCCTTTTCTTCAGCGTCGATCAAGCGGCGCTGGGACGCGTACGAGCTGGAGATTTCCTGCAAAGCGGAGGACAAGTCCTTCTTGGCGTACCCGAGGTACGGTGCTCCGGTGATGTTGTCTTTCAGAGACAGGTTACCAAATTGGTTCTTGGGTGCATTGAGTGCTTGGTTGTACTTAGTAGCCTCCGCCACCTCCTTAGACGCCAGCTTGTGCCCGGCGATCTGGAGATCAAGTTTCTTCTCAAGATCAATCAAGTCCGCGATCTGTGCGTCCAGGTCGGCCTTGCCCTGTACTCGGTTGTACCCGGTGCTGGCACTGAACGGTTCATTACCGGTAGATGGCAGGTCCATGCGGTCGCGCTTGGCTTGCAGGGCTTCTCTGGACGACTTTGCGTCAGACTTCGCCTTACCGATGTCGCGCTCGCGCAACAAGTCCTCAAGGGAAATGTTGCGGCGCAGGGCTTCCGACTTGTCGTTGAGCGCCTTGGTCTCTTTCTCAAGCCGGTCGATCATCGCCTTGGCGGTGTTCTCAGCCAGGTTACTCTGCGCCGACTCCAGGGCCTTGCCACTGAACAAGTCGTACAGCTGCCATGCGGTGATGGCCAAGCCGATCACGGGCAGGAACCTGGAAATCCATGCGATTGTGGAAGCGACCCCGGTGGCGGCCGTCGTCATGGCAGAAGCGAACGCGGAGGTACCAGTGGCGGCCGTGGTCATGGCTGCGCCGACCGTGGTGACCTGCTGCGCCATGTTCATTTTGGACATGGCCGTCATGTCCACAGCCGTCTTCAACCCCAACATGGCAGAGGTAGAGGTCTGGATTCCCATGGCAAGTTGTGTGAACTGGCTTCCGGCGAACATGCTCAACTTGAGAGCCACCCAGCCCGCACCGACGACAGCCAGCACGTCAGCCCACTTCACCAGGAACACGATGGTTTCACCGATGCCCACGATGAGCTTCTGAAGGCCAGACTGCATCTCCGACGACTGGAACATCTCGCGCAGTCGGGTGGACACGTCCAGGATGTAGGGCTGGGCCGAGGTGAAGGCTTCGACCAAGGCAGCCTGCCACGAGCTGGTCACCGACATCATCTGGTTCTTGCTCGTCAAGGCCAGCTCGGCAGCTGCTTGTGCCATGAAACCGAAGTGGTCCTCAATCTCGGCACGCATCTCCTGCGCCCGGGTCATGCCGCCGTACTTCTTCTGATCCTCGGCTGGCTTGGCCAGCGCATCAGATGCCTCCACGATCAGCTTACCACCACGCTCGCTGGTCAAGGTGTGGCGCAAGCGTTGGCGCTCCTGCGCGTCTCCGATCTTGTTGATGGCGACCGTGTACTCCTCGGCCAAGGTCAGCAAGTCCTTGAACTTCTTGGTGTTCTCGTCCAGGGCGCTGAACTTCAGCTTGTCCATGGCGTCTTGGGCAGACTTAGACCTACCAGACATATCCACATACATATTGCGCAGCGCCGTACCAGCGCTGGAGCCGCCAATGTTCAAGTTGTTGAGCATGGCCACACCGAGGGCCACGTCCTCCAGGCTGACGCCATATTCCTTGTGCACCACCGAGGCGGTTTTCATGGCTTCGGTGATCGACTCGACAGAGGCTTTGGAGGTGGCCGCTGTCTTGGCGATCACATCCCCCACGTAGGAGAAGCTGCGGGCGTCCAAGTTGAAGGCCGTGGCAATACCCGTCAGCGCCTCGGCGGCTTTCTTGGAGTCCACGTCACCGGCCACCGATAGATTCAGCACGTCACGGATGGCATAGCTGGCGTCGGTGGCATTCTGCCCGGCCAAAGCCAACGTCTTCATGCCCTCGGCAATCGCTTGGGGGCCGATGGGGCCAGACCGGGCCATCTCCAGCATCTGAGACGTCAGGGCGGCTGTATCGGCTGTGGTGTACTGCGCCAGCACGCGCATGGTTTCCAGCGTGTGATTGACCTCGGAACCCTGCTTGATCGTCTGCACAAAGGCGTTGCTGATCGCCGCGCCAGCGAGCAAGGGACCCATGCGGCCCCACGTCAGCCAGAGCAAGTCGAATCCGCTGGCCAAGCCCCGGGCGGCGGAGCGCGCGTCGTTGGCGTGCAACGCGAAACTTTGCAGGTTCGTGTTCGTCAGCTGCGTCAAGGGGGCCATCTTGGCCTTCTTGGCAGACAGCGACTCCACCTGAGCGCTCAAGTTGGACAAGGAGCCAGTCGCCTGTGCGGCAGCCACGGCACTCTGGCCAAAACTTTGGGTCAGGGCGTCCGCCGATTGGCCGGAGTCGAGCCCGCGTAGGACTCGGCCCTGTACTCGGTACTGAGCACGGGGGTCCATCTGTGCGTATCGGTCGTCCAGCGACAGTCTCAACCGTTGCGACATGGTTGTGTAGCTGCCGGACGCAGCATCCGTTGCCGCCTTAACTTGGGCCTGGATACCGACGAACCGTGAGGTCTCAGCGTTCAGCGCCGCTTGATTGGCTACCTGGATCTCACCTTGGGTAGCCCGCATACGCATGTTTGCCAACCACTTGTCGGCATTTTCACGGGTATCTGCGTCTCCCAGCATCTGGGTCGTGCCCACCTTGGTCTTCAAGCGGAGCAACCACTTGTCTGCACCCTTGCTTGAGCCTTCATCGAACCCATCCCCGAACGCCTTGCCAGCATCCGCCCCCGCCTTGGCCGCAGGCGTACGCACATTGCCAAGCGAATTGGCGATCTGGTTGGAAATCTGTGTGCCCATCTGGCCAAAGGTCACCACAAAGGTGCTGGCCAAGGCTTCGATGCTGCGCGTCATTCCGGCTACGCCGGACGACATATTGTTCATTGCAGTCGCCATCTGCATGATGGCTTCGCGGGACTCTGTAACCGCCGTGCGCGTAGCACCCTGCGATTTGGTCATGCGGTTGCTGTTGGTCGTTATCTTGTCGATAGCATCCGCAATACGCTCTAAAGCTACAGCATTTTGCGTGATCTCAACAGAGGTTGTCATCAAATTCTCCTTGGCGTGAAACCTCGGCCTTCAGGCCGATACTGTGTTTACAGAAAAGTATCCTATAATGTAAGCAATGAAAGCACGCCACAACTACCGATTGTACCCGACGCCTGCGCAAGCCAAACAGCTTGCGCAGACTTTCGGCTGCGTCCGGTATGTGTACAACTGGGCGCTCGACTTGCGCAGCGTTGGTTTTAAAAATGGCGAAAAGATTGGCTATGCTGAAACTAGCGCGGCATTGACCAAGCTCAAGACTCAGGCTGAAGTAGCGTGGCTTAATGAAGTTTCCAGCATACCTTTGCAGCAGTCTTTGCGAGATCTGCAAACAGCATACAAAAACTTCTTTGACAAGCGCACTGGCTATCCATCTTTTAAGCGTAAGGATGGCCCACAGGGTGCTGAATACACCAAAAGCGGATTCAAGTTTGATGCGGAGACTCGAACTCTGACACTTGCCAAAATTGGCTCAATCAAAGTCAAGTGGTCGCGTGCTGAAATACTTGAACCGTCCAGCGTGCGCATCTTGCGCGATGCCTCGGGTCGATACTTTGCATCGTTTGTTGTCGATATTGAGCCCCTTGCATTGCCGCCCACTGGTGAAACGGTTGGTATCGACTTTGGTTTGAACCGCCTTGCCACTTTGTCCACTGGCGAGCGAGTCCCCAACCCAAAGCATAGCTACAAATATGCCAAACGCATGGCCACCTTGCAGAGGCGGCTGGCCCGAAAGAAAAAAGGAAGCAACCGTAGGAAAGAGGCGGCTCGCTGTGTTGCAAAACTTCACGCAAAGATTGCGGACACCAGAAAGGACGCTGCACACAAGTTTTCGACTTCGATAATCAAGCGCTTCGACGCTGTGTATATCGAAGATTTACACCTGCGCGGAATGGTTAAAAACCACAGCCTTTCCCGCAGCGTGTCCGATGCTGGTATTGGGATGATTACTCAAATGCTGGCATGCAAAGCGGAGCGCTATGGGCGCACGCTGGTAAAAATAGACCGCTGGTTTCCGAGTAGCAAGATGTGCTCGGCATGCGGTTACATCAATAAGTCCGTTGTTCTCGGCGTTAAAGATTGGACGTGCCCAGCTTGCGGCTCGCACCATGATAGAGACGACAACGCGGCCACGAACATAAAGGCGGCTGGGCAAGCCGTTTCTGCGCATGGAGGGACCGTAAGACCAACCAAAGCCCAGGCTTTGGAAGGCGAGTCCCGTCGAAGTGCGAACCTCAAGACTGTTAAGCATACAAGTGTTTAACAGTTTTGGAATCCCCTGCCTTCAGGCAGGGGAGGATGTCAAGGCATGAAAATGGCGGGGTTATCGACCCCGCCATTCTAGCCTAGGAAGTAGCTTTCGCTGCTGCCGCCCGCTTGGCATACTGCACGTCAAGCCATATTCGGTCGAACATGAAGACGTATTCACGCAGTTCTTCGCTGTCTGTCACCGACAACTGGTGCAGTTGGCAGTGGGCAAGCAGCTCAGACACGGGTATTGGAAGCGGCTGGCCCTCTGTGTACGCCCGGCTACGGGCCAGCTCTTGGTACTGGTCGTAGTAGTAAGCAAGGTGGGGCTCCAGAGTAGGTGCAGTCAGCAGAGCTTTTGGGACAATCCCCATCTCCTCTGCTGTCTTCTGCAAGAACTCCATCTGGTCGCCCCACTCAGCGAGCCACTCGAACAGCTCCCTTACTTTTTTGCGTCGGCCTCGTCCTGCTCGGTTTTGAAGTTGGCCATCTCAGATGCTTGGACGTGGACCCATTCCCGGAAGTCCTTGACGCCAAGCAGCAGCTTGGCGTTGGCCTTGCTGTACTCCAGCTTCTCGCCTTTGAAGGTCATGTCACCGCGCCAGCCAAGCAGGATGGTTTCGGCGTATGTGTCAACAGTGATTTCATCAGACTTCTGCTCGGCCGCATCCGATTTGGTCTCGATCACGCGCTTGTGCAGCTTGTACTGCTGGGCAAACATCTTGGCGAATTTCTTGTTGCCGAAGCGGGCAATCAAGAACTCAACGTCGCCAGCATAGGGGACCCATGTGCCGGATTCTTCAGCAGCGGTGTCAGTTGCAAAGTCAGAAAAGATGTCGATGGACATTGAATGTTCTCCAGGGTTAAAGACCCTCGAATTTTAGAGCAAAAAACACGGGCGCAAGCGCCCGTGAATGGTCATGTGAATGACCCCCCAGAGAACTCTTTAGACGACGGCCACACCCACGCGGTCGATGAAGACCAGTTGACGCAGGGTGGAGTCAGCATTGGATGCGTCGCGCAAGGCTGTGAAGCTCACGCTGGCCATCAAGTCCTGATCTTTGCCGCCAGCCACCACTTTGTGGGTGCTGATGTTGGCCACAGGAATCGTGAACACATAGCCGTTGCCGGAACCGTCCACCGAGCTGAACACCAGCTCGGTGTTGGTGTTGTTCAGGAAACGGTCGAAGATCGAACCATCGGCGAAGTAGATCTCAGCTTGCAGCGTCAGGTTGATGTTGCCAGAGCCAAGGCCAACAGGACCCAAGCTGCACAAGGCGTTCTGCTCGCGCAGCGAGTTGTCGTAGGACATGCTGATGGATTTCACCAGGCTCAGGGGTGCGCCGTTTTCCCACAGCACGCAAGAGCTGCCAGACACACCAGAATGCACGTCGTACGTGTACGAAGGCGTAGCGGCGCTGGGCAGCAGAGTGGAGGTGCTGCGACCGACACCGGAGCCTTTGAAGTCGAACTTGATGCTGGACAAGCCGCCCTGCGACAAAGCCACATCCATCTTGGACGGGGTTTGGCCGGTGTACTTGAAGAACTGGCCCACATCGTTCAATTCTTTCTGGAAAGTGAACGAGGTCTGGGTGGTGCCGTTGGTCAAGCGGCTGGACTGGACGGCCACACCGGCGACAGCAGTACCGGCCACAGCAGGGGTGTTGGCATCCAACGTGATGACGGTAGCGGTGGGAGCCGTGGTCTTGCTGACGCGCAGAATCTTGCCGTTGTTGGCGTTCGCACCAGCGGAGACGCGGAACCACTGACCCTTCTTCAAGCCGGTGAAGGCGCTGGAGCCTGTGGGGGCAGCCGAGGCAGTGATCGTAGTGGCAGTGAAGTCAGCCGTGAAGGTGGCACCCACACCGTTGGTACCATACACCGTGTATGCGCTTTGCAGGGCAGCAGACATCAAGCGGTCAAACTCGGCGTATTGCAGCTCGCCGCCAATGCCCCCGGAGCTGGAGGCCGACACAGGGACCATAGAGCTTACGGAACGGTAGGCGTTGATCTCTTTGGACATCTCTTTGGAGATGCTGTAATCGAACGACTCGTCGAGCACGCGCAGGGCATAGACGGTGCCAGAAGCAGGCGTAACACCAAAGGTGGCTTCGGGGATGTACGATACGTTCAGGCGGGAAGAAGAAGCTAAGGTAGGCATGTTCACACTCCAGGTTGGTGACCCGTAGTGTAAGGCGCTGACCTACCGTTGAATATCCGCGAACGCCGATAGTGCTCCGGCTGTCAGACGTTCCTGAGTGTTGTTGTCACAAAAGCACTGAACCGTCATTCACCATATACCTTTGGCCAGCCGAATGATATATTGTGCAGCCACACGGCACTGGCAGTTGGAGCGGCCATCACGGCAGCTTTGTGAATCTCGGCCACCTTGAAAATCTCACCATCGGATGTGGCTGCGGCGAGAAAGATCTGGTGTGCAAGTTCTGGGGTCATCTGTACAAAGCTACCATCCATTGTTTTCCACAGGATAGTGGTAGGCATGTTGGACCCCATCAGCATAAGACCAATATGCTGTGATCTGGACGTTAGGTCGCTGTGGAACCATTTACCATTGACTTGGTATCCACCTTCAAGAGTTCTACGGTCCCTCTCGGATTTTATGTCTTCCCACCTCTTGGCTTTCAGCTTAGGAAGCTCAACTAAGTCAAGCACGTCGGTATCTTGCAGTGGTACACAACCTTCAGGTAGTAGATTCTCATTTTCGTTAGAATCTATGAAGATAATCTCATTAGATGTGGTTCTATAGTATGGCATTATGCTGTCCTAGCGTACCATGAATAACCGGCTGTTAACGAAGTTGGGGCTGTACTACCTATACCATTAGGAGTCGATAGTGTAGACGCAACTTTATAAAGCTGAGATGGTGTCGTAGATTGTGTCATCAAAAAATACGTACCATTATATGCTATAGTTGATGGGGAGGATTCAGAATTAGTTGGTGTAGTAGTATGCACATTCCAAGTCACTCCATCAGCACTGTAGATTAGATTCCCTGGTACTTTCATCCAGAAATACCCACTAGCAAATATAAGCCCACCTTGGTTAGCTTGGTATGTGAGTGTATATGGAAGTGTAGCTACATTAGACCAAGTGATACCATCGGTAGACCTATATACGTTACCACCAGTATCTAGTATTAGGAAATATGAGTTTCCGAAAACGATACCCAACGCATACTTACCGTTCGAGAATACCTGAGTTGCGTTTGTAAATGTGATACCGTCAGTACTTACGTATGAGTACCCATACCCACCGCTAAACCCAACAGTTGCAAATTTAGTACCGCTCCAACAAATATATGACGATTGGTTAAGGTTAGTAGCACCTGCTGACCATGTTATACCATCTGTACTATAGTACTGTGGCGCAGCATTACTATTACCAAGTACGAACCTAGTACCATTCCAGATACCCTGCTGCATCCAGCCGTTATAGTATCCTCCTGGACCATTTGTGGTTCTAGTCGTCCATGTGGCTCCACCGTCTGCGCTGGTGTAAAATAAAGTAGTCGAGCCAGTAGACAATACTATTAAGCTACCGCTAGACATTAGAGTAGCATAAGCAATGGTTGCACCATTAACGCTGCGGGCAGTCCAAACTATACCATCTGAACTGGTGTATACAGCTGGGTTAACATTAGGTACAAATGCAATCCATCGAGTGCCATCGTATATGATCTGCCCCCCAGACACCATACTGGAGGCATTTCCGAAGTTGACGTTAGACCCGTAAGAAACATACTTAGAGTTAAGTTGCTGCAAATTATGGTAATTAGCGTCGTAGGTTAGTGAAGTACCATTTAATACGGTGAACTTACCGGTACCTAGTGTAAGTAGATTAGATGTGCTTGGATACACGATAGCATCGTTAATTGCTACTTCTACTAATGCACCACCAGACCCACCTGTGGCACTCAAAGTACCTGCCGATAGGGTCAAGCCTGTACCTACCGAGATTTCTTCGATGGCACCAGTACCGGCAGTGGTTCGTCCAGCCAGCCGTGCAGCTTGCATCGTCAGGCCGCTGGACCCGATAGCCCCGGCTACGGCTACGCCCGACACATAGACAGAATCGCCAGCGGGCAACTCTTGGAGTTGCCCGCTGACCAGTACCAGAGGCTTGCGGATTGCCATTACGCCAGAACTACGGGTGGGTCAGACTGAAAGTTGATGGCCGTCGCGCTAATGGCAAATCCAATGCGCTGCGCCACATTGCCAGCGCCTGACGGGGCGGTGGAGGTGGCTCCCCCGGCTGTGGTGTTCAGGTATACCACACCTGGGGTTGCACCAGACACAGCAGTGTTGGTACCCTCGAAGTACACGGTGGCCTGTGCGCCAGAGGCCACCGCAGCCAGCACGAAGCCGTGGGCCTCTTTACCTGCGGTCGTGGCGTCGGCCTTGCGAACCTTCGCGCCAGCGGAGTTCCACACGTTCACGAAGTCTCCAGCGGCCAGTGCCTCGGATGCAGTGATAGATGCTGTATCGTCACCAAAACCGACAGGCATCATCGTCGCGTCGATGCGCCCAGAGCCGTCGAGCGCCACCACCTTGCCGGAGCTGGGCGCACCAGTAGAGGAAGTCGTGCTGTTAACGATGGTGGTGTCGAGCACCCCGGATGCGTTCAGAGCGGGGACTTTGTTTGCGTCGGCCGCGCCAGCCGAGGTAGTCAGTGCGGCCTCCTCGGTAAGTACGCCCGATGCGTTCTTGAGGAATTTTTTGCTAGATGCGGTTCCCATTTCACAACCCCTTTCAGGTCAAAATCAATGGCATTTGAATGTCTACGATGATTGTAGACGGAGTTTTGGCACTTGCCACCACAAGGGAGAAAGCAGCCGGTTGCACTGGGGGAATTTGGGTGAGCGTCCCGTTTGCACCAAGGAAAATTGGGAGGTTGACGTCCCAGTTCCAAGATGGCTCACTGATCTCTCCAAGTCGAAGAACGGTAAGCAAGGTGCCTGCGAGTGCAGCCCCCGTGCTCATACCGGCGACCTTCGGTGCATGGTCGATCATTGTATTGTCGGCGTAGATGAACTGACCAAGGGCGTCGAACGTCACCATGCGGTGGCCGCCCACAGCCATACCGGCTGGCAGTGTGAAAGTTGGGGCAACCACCAAGGTGGTGTTGGACGGGCCAGTGGCTGTTTCGTCGTACCAAAAAGGAATCACCATGCCGATGCTCAACCACCCGTCCACGGGCTTCGACGGAGGCAGAGGCTTGGCACCCATCGTTCGGATGGGCGTCAGCATGTCCGTCATATGCAAGGCGGGGTAGAAGTGGTCGAGGATCTCGTTGGCGGCTCGGGTACCCTTACCGACCTTCACCATTCCCTCCAGGAGAATGTTGCCCATCATTCGGTGGATGGGGTTCGCCGACAAGTCGACCTGCCAACCGTCCCGGAACTGGGTGCTCACGCGCAAAAATGCGTTGGACTGTGCCCCAAGGTTCAACAGCAGGTTGTCATACTCGACGCCCAGCGCGGCACCAGACCAGCTCGTCCTGCGAGCTTCCACAGCGGTGCGGATAGCGGTGCGTATGGCTTCTGTGCTCATTTGGTTTAGGAAGAACGTGTCACGATATTGTACCCGGACAGACCGTACTTGAGTTTGATGTATTCCCCCATCATCACCTCCCCGGATGGGCCAAGGTTGACCTCCCGGATGTCACGCCCATCGGGGCCTACCCCGGACTGCACGGCCCCGGCATACGGGGCGCGGTTGACGAAGGTTACCTTCTGGTTCCAGCGCAGCGTGTCCAGCTTGGGCATCTCGCGTACCAAGGTGGCCGTGACGGCTGGGTCGTTTCCCATCTTTTGCACACCCTTGTTGGCTTCCCCTGGCCCAGCCCACGTGGTGCTATAGGCGGGAATCTCCCGGTACGCAGGGTTACGCCCGTCGCCGATCTTGATGAACCAGTTGGATGCCAAGTTGCCGGACCACTGTGGGGTGACCTGCACCAAGTCTGCGAACATCTCGGCCACAGCACCCCGGTACTCAGCGGTCACCTTTCTCTCAAGGCGAGCCTGCACCAGCTTGGCATCGCTCAGGAGAGCATGGGCGCTGGCCATGGAGATCATGCAAGCCTCACCAAGCACTTCCAGGAGTCAGCCTCTGCT